CAATGTAAGGCTTGTGGCGCACATTCAACCGATACTCGTACTGTAATACCTCACGCAAAACTCAAACATTTAGCATGAAACTAACGCCATCCATATTAAAAAATTTATACAGCGCATTGATGCTATGTGAACCGCTTAATAAGTGGAATTTGCCGTTGCCTGAAGAAATTAAATTTATTGTGGATTCTGACCCTGAAACTATGGGAACATATCTTTACGATGATGGCGGAGATTATGAACACATCATAACTATCTCTGATGCTCGATGTGGCTGGCTGACAACGGTTATTTCTACATTGTTACATGAGTGCATACACATGAGTCGTAGCGGAACAATTACCGATGCTTGGACTAAACATGATGCTACATTTAGGCGCAGAGCAGCTAAAATATCAGAGCTAGGTTTCGACCCACTAGAGCTTTAACCAACCTCTTTCAAATAGTTCGCCAATAGTTTTGCGGTGTGCTTCTTCCCATCTTTCAATACGGCTAGATTTGCTGAGTAGCGCCCCTTGGTCAATTTCCGCATGGCATTTGTAGCAGAGTGCCGATATTCGGTAATCATGCGCTTTAAGTCCTCTGCCTTTACCATCTCGAAGCTGATTTGAATGTGCTGCGACAACTGTTCCATCTTCTACTCCACAATGTTGGCAAGGTAATTGCCTGACAATTTCAAGCAGCTTTTTGTTTCGGTATATTGCCATCTGCCCACTCGTACCATTGGCGATAAAACGCCTTAAATTGTTCAAACCCTACACCAGCTAGAGCGCATTTTCCATCTATGCCAACAGTAAAATATTTATCAATCTGTGTTCCATCGTCTGTATTGCCGATGATGATTGTCACAATGAATCGTGGGTTTTCAGCTAATGCTTTGAGCAATATCTCTTGGCCTTTGCTTACTTTCTCATCTGGGCGCTTCCATTCCATGATTAAGAAATGACCATTACGCTCACAGATGCCATCTACATTACTTGGCACAAACAATGGATTGCTAGGTATGATGCCTTTAAAATCTGCATAGTCAGTATGCGTGGCAAACATATTTCGCATTAGTTTAGCCATGAGTTCCTAATTTGGTCATAGGTGTTGAACTCTAGCTTGATAGTTTCATCAGCTAATTCGTGGGCAATCTTGGTGGCTTTTTCAAAGTTCTTAACAAGCGTAGCGTTGTGATAAGCCTTGAGTAATTTAGCAATTTGAAGGTAGTTTTCTGAGTAATCTTGTTTCATCTTGTTATTCTTTCTAGGTTTCGGTTAGTCGCTTGTTCTGAACGCCAAGCCTCGAACTCCATTTGTGCTTGGGTGATTTCCAATTTTAATAGAGTTTTATTTGCTGTGGCTTCACCAATTTGCTCACAATATTCAGCATATTCAGCAGAACCATAAGCCTCTCGTTCTTGCGCCCCAAGTGATTGCTCACCCGACTTTTTCATCATAATGGCAATAATGGCTTTTTTCTTTGCTTCAAGACCAGCAGCCAATCCTTCAGCCTGGGCGTATTGTTTTTTTATGCGCTCAATCGTGTCATAAGCATTGTGTGGGTCAAATTCTTTCATTTAAGTGCCATCCATAAACCGACTTGTGCAAAAGAATATCCCAACCAAATCATAGCGTTTGGTATAGAACCCTTGCGTAATTGCAATATGCCTACCATCAAATACCCAAGACCTGTTGCTGCGATGATTGTTTTTTCCAACATCCGTATTCCCCTTTATTGCCTAATTGCCATTGTATGTAGAAATCTTGTAACAATATTTCAGATACTTTATGTTTTGATAAATATAATCTAAACTTAGCGAGACCCCAATCTGCTCGCCACTTACACAACTGCCTGACGGCTGATTGATGTAGAAATTCGCTGTCGTAATTGGGCGAAAGACTCTCCTGCATAAGGCGTTATTCCTAATTCTCTAGCCTTAGCAAGAGTCAATTCATCAGTCGAATACCAAGGCAAACTCGGTGGCTTTTTGGTTACTTCAAAATCTAGCTCATCCAAATACCGCATTTGGTTTAACCAAGTGGCTGGATAAGGAATGTAGTCTTTTTCCGTACCTTTTAGTTTCCAATATTTAAGATGGTTTGGCAACTGTGCCATTACTTCATCTTTCTCGGCTTGGTTTAACTTTTGCCAGGCTTTCATTGCTGCGCCTTTTGCGACTTTTTTAGGATATAACGACCAGAACTCGTCAAACATTACTGCATCACCCTTGGTGACATTGGTGTTGATGGGCTTGGCGGTGTTGTATATCCAGTATTGCCAATTACTGTAGTTGTAACGCCATTTGGAGTTGTGATAACCACTTGATTATTATACAAAGTTGCAGTTTGTGTAATAAAACCTTGTGGGTTTACGAACTGGGCTGTATTGCCTTGAATTTGCACCGTACCCATGTTGTAACCTTGTGGGCTAGTTAATGGATAAGTCTGAGCGTGTGAAGGTACTGCATATCCAACCATTGCTCCCAAAATGCCACCTAACAAACAAGCTAGTAAAAAGTCTTTCATTTAATTTCCCCTTAAATGGTTACTCGTTATTGAGTACTTGTAGTTTGCCCAATAGTCTTTAGTTAGTCACTAAGTATTTATACCTATGTTGCTTTAAAGCTACTCCCAAGCGGTTTAAGCGCACCTAGCCTACCTAGGTTTGCCTTCAAAGTTCTCCCATTGCGGAATCGCTCACCCGACAGTCTTGCGAGGCACAGGCACTATCTTCGCCACCTGTATTGCGCTATTTCAGCCTCTTACCCTTCTGGTAACGCTACTACCTTAGACCGCCACGATGTCGTTAGAGCCGCCAATCTAAGGGGATTTAATTCTACACTATTCTCTTTCTATAAAAGCGTTGTTTTTAAGCAACTCAGGCCATATAAGCCAAAAGTTCGTTGGGAATATGTCTTGCCTTGTAATTAGCCCATGCGACTCTTTTTCAAGAGTTGCCGCCAAAAATACGAACTGGGCATAAGGAATGTTGTTTTTTCGCCATTGGGACACAGCATTAGGGGTTACCCCACATAATTTGCCCACTTTTGTTGGCCCACCAAGTAAATCAATAATGGCAGAATCGGTCAGTTTTAATTTCATCTGTGCAATCTTACAGCGTATGTTGCTAATTTGCAAATACTTCTTGACAGACACTTGAATTAGCTTACAATGGCATTTATAGCAATTTCGCTATGTATTTAAGGGGAACTTAAATGGATGAAATGTACCAAGTAATGACCGAAATGGAAGAACGCTTAGAACAAGCTCTTACAGATATGGAGAGTGGCGTATTCCTTACCCAAGATGACATTGATGTGATTCGTGCAGCTTGTGGCAAACCTAACAATAAACGCAATGTATTATTACAAAGCGTATTCAATGACTTTGGCAACATTTTTGGAGGTTCAAATGCGTCAATCTGAATCTATCGCCAACTTAGCCAAAGCATTGTCAATCGTTCAGGGGAAATTAACTTATGCGACCAAAGATTCTGCAAATCCATTTTTCAAGAGCCGTTATGCTGACTTGGAATCTGTTTGGGATTCTTGTCGTAGCTTGCTTGCTGAGAATGGCTTGGCTGTTATGCAGTTTCCTGGCGAATATTTTGACGGAACAATGTCACTCACTACCGTTCTCAGTCATTCTTCTGGCGAATGGATTAGTAAAGAGATGTCTTTACCAGTAACCAAACCAGATGCGCAGGGCGCTGGTTCGGCATTGACCTATATGCGTAGATACGCTTTAGCAGCAGTTGTTGGCGTGGTTCAAGCCGATGATGATGGTAATGCAGCAAGCAGTCCACAAGTTAAACAACCAATCGTAAAAGCAAAGGATATTGAATAATGGCCTACGAAATGAAGGAAGGCAGCGCATCGCTGTTCAAAAACAATCGCAAGACCTCTGATAATCACCCAGATTACACAGGGTCAATCATGCTTCAAGGCAAAGAGCATTACCTAAATGCATGGATTAAGGAGTCTGCAAAAGTAGGCAAGTATTTCAGTATTTCGGTGGGCAAAGTCAAAGAGCCTATAGGCTTTAAAGCCAAAGGTGAAGATGAATTGCCTAAACATACGATTGATGACGATTTAACACCATTCTAAGGAGAAAGCCATGCTAAATCACATTAGAGATGTTATTGGCGATAAAGCCATTATTTCAACCCAGCCTTTTGGCGTAGATGAAGAACGACAGTTAATTGCCTTTGAAACACAAGACTTAACTGCTGTAATCAAAGATGTGATTCAAGTATGTGCTGACTGCTGTTTGGATGCTACCAGCCGTAACGCTATTTTAAATTTACTTGATTGAGGAAAACATGATTAACTTATCACTAGAAATCCAAGAAGTAGAAGCATTGTTAAAGCATATTGAACAATCTGCAAAGTCACTTATTGCTAAAATTCATGCTCAAGCTGCACCACAAGTGGCTGGATTAAACCAGCCTGTTGAACAACCAGAAGCATCTGCTGAATAATGAAAACTAAAGGGGAAAATTTATGTCTCAGCATTGGTACGATGCCAAAACTGGTGAACCTCGCTATACAACTATTGGTAAAAATGGAAAACCCAGAAACACCACCTTGCGTGACGCCAAGGCTAGTCCTGGAACTCTCGTGCCTTCGGTCAGCACGATACTCGGACAACTTTCAAAAGATGGATTAAATACTTGGTTTCAGACCGAGGCTATTAAAGCCGTTATTGAAAACCCACGCTTAGATGGGGAAGATGAAAAGGACTACATTGACCGTTGTTTAGACTTGTCTAAACGCAAGTCTAGAGAAGCTGCTGATAGAGGTACGATGATTCATGACTGGATTGAATCATTCTATAACCAAGAGTATTTGCCTGATTTGCCTATTTATGTACGCAATGTAGAAAGCATTATTAAACAGCATTTTGGCGAACAACTTTGGGTGGCCGAGCAAAGTTTAGTCAATCAGCAAGAAGGCTATGGGGGCAAGTGCGATTTATATGCCAAACCAAACCATGCCTTTAAAGGGGTCGTGATTGACTTTAAAACGACACAGAAAAGCCCTGGTGATTTAACACCCTACCTAGAGCATACCATTCAACTGGCAGCTTATAGAGAGGTTTTAGCCCCTGAAGCACGATGCGCTAATGTCTATATCAATGGCGATACCAATGAAGTGGCAATTTTCGAACATGATGAACAAGATTTGCGTGATGGCTTCCAAATGTTTGTCAATCTAGTTCAAATCTATAAATTGCGAAATAAGCTAAACTGACTACGAGGCGGCAGACTGGATTTCCCCTTTCCAGACCACACACATCACGGAGTGTTCTGCTGCCTCACCTTATCTATGACCGAAAGCGTAAAGAAGCGAGTAGGTCACCTTTTCTATAAAATACCTACTGGGGCGTTAAGCCGCCAATGTAGGATGCAGTAATTGGGTAATTTTGCGGCTTTCTGACCCATTGTTATCAACTGCCAAATACAGCCCTGTCTTTTTTTTGCAACTAAGGGTTTGTCATAGTGGCTTTTTCTTGCTAACCACAATAAATTACTATCAACAGGTCAAGCATACTTCAGTTCAACAAGCCGCAGGTGTACGACTAAGCAGTTTGACTTGTTTTTTAATAAGGGGAAATTATGAAAGACGGTTACTACATTAATACAGTCATTTTTGGCAACACAGAAATCGACTTATACGGTTACAACAACGAAATAGAATACGCATATATTGGCGACCACAATATTAGCGAAATGGTTAAAAGGCTTGATTTGTGGAAAACGATTGAAGATGAACTCTACGAACAAGTTTAAATGACATACAAAATTAACCATATGAGGCGCATATTAGATGAGGTAGCGCCTTGTGATAACTGTATTCATAAACAGCGTTGTGGAGACTATGAGATGGCTTGTCGGGTTTTTTCTACTTATGTCATCAATGGTGAATATAAAAAAGAAACGCCTCGCAATCCAACTTGCAGCCTTTATAACAAGATATTTAAAGAAACAGATGAAAGGGCTTTAAAGGATTTTTTAAGGTCTTTTGATGATACGCAAGAAGATTTGTTTGATTTGGTAGCCGATAAAACCTTGAGATAGGAGTTTGTATGGATGCGAAACGCAAAAAGATTGTCGAGTTTTCTGGGCCATTGTTTTATGTCTTTGGCTACAAATTAAACTCTAAACCTTGGCTAACTTATTGGGAACAATATGGACATTAAAGTAGAAATAGTCAAAGAAAATGACGATGGGTCAGCAGACGCATTGGTGCATTTCGACAAAGAAGGATTGGCAATATTGGTTCAAGAAGGAATCATTAGTATTTTGCGCCAATACATTGAACAAGAAAGAACAAAAAAATGAGAGATGGTGGAAAGGGCGATACACCACGCCCAGTTGATAAAGAAAAATTCAATAAAAATTGGGATGAAATTTTCAAAAAAGAAAAAGATAACAGCCTAACTTTTAATGTAGATGTTGAGAATCAAGAACCTACCGTAACGATTACTTATAAGGTGGATTTATGAACGCTAGAGATTTAGCAACAGAATTAGACCGAGCAATAGCTGACAACATGACGGATTTGGTCTGTGTTCAAGATGCCGCAGCCATGTTAAGAAAACAAGCTAATGAACTTGAATATATGCAAGAGCAGTTTGATAGGGCCATAGAGTTTTTAGCCAAATGCAACGGCTGGAGCAAGAACAAGTGAACGCAAATGAAATGGCTGACTTAATGATTTTGTTTGATAGTGGCAGGATTTATGAGCACTCAGAAGAAATAGCCACCATGCTACGCCAGCAACAAGCTGAATACTATTCTTTACTTGTTAATCACGACAAACTTTATGCAAAAGTATTAGAGCAACAAGCTGAAATAGAGGCGTTGAAAAAAGAAGCCGCATTACAAAGGCTATCTGATTTTACTCAAGAGGCTGACAATGAACCAGTAGCGTGGATTGGTAAAAATGAATTGCAGTTTGGATTTACTGACACAATAGTTACCAATGAAAAAGAAAGCTGGGATGATATTCCACTTTACACTTATGAGCAAATAACCGCATCAGGTTTCTTGAATGCATCAGAACCTATTTATCCAGCAAAGACCCTAACAGATGAGGAAATAACAGAAGTCTTTGATACAACTTTTGAAGTGCATGATTATCAAGATTCGTTTATTAAGTTTGCTAGAGCAATACTAAGAAAGGCACAAGAGAAATGAATAATAAACCAGTAGCGTGGATTAGAAGTGGTGATGACCAACTTTCTTTAGTTAAAGGGGAGGACGATGGCTATATGTTTTGGAAACCACTCTACACCCATCCAGCAAAGACACTAACAGATGAGGAAATATTAGAAATTGCAAATCAATCTTTAGTTGGCGCTACTGCTTGGCATAACCCTGATTTAGACCCTATTAATTTTGCTAGAGCAATACTAAGAAAGGCACAAGAGGGATGAGTTACGAACATTTTGTAAATAATTACCAAAGATGGTTAAAAAGCCCTAGAACGCTCTCAGAGGCGTTTAAAGATGCTGAGTATGCCACCGCTATTACTAGACCAGCAGAAGGCGAATACAGTGTGTTTTGGGGGCTTTTAGGGGCTTTGGTAGCAGTAGCGGTGTTTGGATATTGTTTCTGGCTGACTATTAACCGTTTTTGACCATATCAAGAGCTTCTTTTTCCTCAATATTTACTCGCTTGAGCCATCCATGCCCAAATAGTGGAAAAGTCTTTAATGAATGGTAATAGTCCCTTCTGGATTGTGAGAATTTGCCGATAACATCTGCAATATTAAGTTCTTTAATCTTGTCGGCAACTCGCTCTCCGATGCTTCCAGTAGGTACGAGTCCAAGACAGGACTCCAGAAGTTTAATAGACCGACCAATTCCTGCATTGACCCCCATTGAGAAAACAAGGAAGCTAAGTCCTCTAGGTAAAAGTTCACAGGGTTTCCAGTATCGTTGCTCATATAGTGGCGCTACCTGTTCTATTGTGACATTTTTCATGGTTTCCACAGATACAGAATGGCCTACCCATTCTTCCCATGTTTCTCTGGTAACTCCGTACTTTGTAGCACCGCCTGGGTCGCCTATTGAATCCGAAAATCCTCCTTCGCTTTTAATTAACAGGCGCAAGGCTTCATCAAAATTACTTGGCATTGACTATTTGTAGTTGATTGTTAATGTAATCTTGTAAAGCAATTATTTGCTGGGCATCATCGGCTGAATCGGTGGCAATAGCCATGCAGCTTTTGGTTGTGCCATTAATGCTGATGGTGGTGGAATCAAGACTGGACAGTTGCTTGGGACTGGTGTTGAGCATCCTGCTAAGGTAATTATGGTTAGCAGACAACTTAGCTTCATATTCATTCTGTAGCTCCTTTATTGCGATTTGTTGTTCTTGTTCTTTGGCAGTAGATTCTTGCGCTTGTTTTTGACCTGCAATAGCGACTTCTGCTCGATATTCAGAGAAGCGCAGATGCTCAATATAAAAGCCACCGCCAAAGCTACCCAAAACCAAAGCCAAATATATGTAGATTTGTCCACTTGTGCCACCAAATAGGTTCATTAAAAAGTTCATTTTGGTTCTGCATCCTTTTTAAGCATCACCGCAGCGCCATGAGCGCCAGCAATAATTCCTACGGCTTCTGCAAAGTCTTTAAGGTTTGGCATATCGCCACGCACAATTTCATAACCAGCCCCTATGATAACGGCAAATAGGGAAATCATCCAAGACCAACGGCCAATGTCATGGGTTTTATTGTCCTCTCCAGTTAAGAGGTCATTTAAAACCTTGGAAATCATTTTTTAAGGCTGTCTAGCTTATCTTCTAGGCGGTGAAGGGCGGTTAAAACTTCATCCCAACGGTCAGAGAAATCATCCTTGTGCATATAATTTTCAGCAAGGTGAGTTCTGAGGTCACGCAAGTCAATTTTTAACGCTTGAACGGCAGTCCAGAGTTCTTTCATAAACCAGCCGATTGCCACAAAAATCAATGGCAAAACCATGTTAAAAAATGCTTGCAGTTCCATAATTATCCAATAAGGGCAGTTACTTCAGCTTGTGTTAGTCCTAATGCTGTTAGTTTAGCTAGTGCAGAAGCCTTTGCATCTTTAGTAGCTTGTTCTGCTTGTGTTTCTTGTGCTTGTAGTTCTACTAATTTAGCTTGTGCTTGAGCCATATCATATTGAACTATTTGTTCATCTTTGTCATAAGCAATATCGCCACGAATGGTAACTACAGATGGGTTTAGTGCAAAAATAGCTTGATGTAAATTTGCCATATTAGCTTCCTGAAATTTCTAATGCTGTTATGCTTAAAGCACAAGCGGTTGATGGCGGATAGCCAAAATAGACTGCACCACCAGTAGATGAACGAATATAAACTGTGTATGTAGTTGCAGAAGTTGTAGCTGGAGAATCTAAAAAAAATGTAGTTCCAGGACCAGCATAAGAGTTTGCATATAAATCCCCTGGTGCGGTTCCAGTAACTAAATTTGTGCCTCCACGATAAATAGTTAATGGGACATTTATATTAGAAGCGCCAGCAGTAATGCCTTGAACCAAAATCAAAATTTTACTTGTTGTAGCTTGCGGTGTAATGCTTACCGAAACACCAGTAGTAACATAAGAAGTGCTAGTTGTAGAAACATATCCAGCACCTGTATTATTTTGAATAGTGGTATTTTGCGCTTGGATTATTGTGTTTCCACTACCATATAAAGATACTGACATAATTATTCCTTAAACAGGATTAGCGATTGCTACTAACTCAGCAGTCGTTGTAGCAGATGCAATGCTTTCACGGCTAGTAGCTAGTTCAGAAGCAAAGTCAGCGTCAGATTTAGCGTTAGCAATACCAGCTAATGTGTTTAATTGACGTTTTTGGGCTACTTGAACCGCAGCGGCATTAAAGTCACGCAGTTTGTGGGCTTGGGCTGTTGGGAAATCTACAGTAACAGTAGAGCCATTTAGCTTCCATGCGTCAAAAAAAACGGAATCAGCACCCTGAGGTAGTGTGGAATCATCCACAATAATCGCCCCTGCTGGAGCATCCTTCGCTAACACCTCATTGATAGGTAACTCACCAGTAGGCACGCATACCGAAACGCCCCCATTGCTATTAGCGTAAATAATCACTTGACTCATAATATCTCCTTAAATTCCATGATTGGCAAAATCGCCATGAACCATATCCCTAGCCAACTGGATAAATTCCGTAGCTAAAGCCAAATCTTCAAAATTACCTAACGACTTACGCTTACCATTTATTGAAATGGATGCTGTCCAGCGTTTGTCCCTAGCGTTCCAATAAACACCTTTCGCACCGCTTTTATTATCTTTGCGTAATATAGCATTTTGATTGTTTTCTGCACGACTAGCAAGACGCAAGTTTTCAATGCGGTTATCTGTACGATTGTTATTAATATGGTCTAAAGTACCATCTTCAAAATCTTTGTTAAACATTTTCCAAATTACACGATGTTCCATGTATGGCTGTTGGTCTACAGACACCTTGCGGTATCCCAATGGGTGCAATGTGCCAGCCCTTTGACCAGCCAAATGACTCATTGAACGCCCCATAGAGTCAGTTTTGCCAGCTTTATGAAAAAGCATACCATCCCTGTATTCAAACAGGCTATGTAGTTTTTCATAAGGAGGCATTACTTGTGACATTATTATTCCTTTAAATTATCTAAAACAAGCGATGCAAGCAAAATAAGCATCTTCAGATGAGCTTACATTACCATTTCCTGTGGTTCTAATTCTTACAGAAGTTGTTGTCATTGGATTTGCACCAATAGTGGTTTGATACAACGATGTTGTTCCATTGTAGCTACCAGTTGTATTTGAACCAATGCTTGATACTGCATAATTTACATCAGAAAAAGCATTAGTAAAATTGATTGTGTAATCGCCAGTATTATTTCTTGTAACAGAACTTACATTATATGAAGCATGAATGGTTACAGTTGTTACACCATTAAAATTTACCCAAGCCTTTGCACTACCATAAATGGCATTATCCATTGCTGTGCTATTACCAGCACCGTCTTGCAGTTGGTCTGCGACTATTGTTCCAGCGATGATAGTTCTCCTTTTTGCCTAGCCCACTGCTTTTTGGCAGCTTCGGACAATTTGCGTTTATGTTCCTCAGTAATTACCTGCTTACTCCTAGCCTCACGAATCTTGGCTTTAGTTTCCTCAGATAATACTTTGCCCTTACTTCTTTCACCTAATTTCTTACAAAACTCAGGACTGCGTTTTTGACCTCTAGTTTTTTTAGAAATCTTTTCATACAATTCTTTTGGTCTGCTTTTTAAGGCTTTAACTACTTTGGCAATTTGTTCAGGTGACTGCTTTTTACCAGTATTAGCAATACTTAGCTTTTTGCGAGTTTCATCTGAAACCTTATCTTTGCTAGAACCGCCATGTTCAATATTGTAGCCGTTTGGAGTGCGTGAATCCATTACCTTAATCCAAAAGCGTTCAGCAAAGTTTAGAATAGCTTTATTGTCTAAATCACTACAAATGGTTTCGTAGGTAAAGTTTTCTTTACCATACTTCTTATATGCAGCCGTAACCATATAACCATGACCTACCTTATTGCCAGCAACAATAGTCTGACCGACATATTGCTTGCCGTTCAGATTGTTGGTGACTAGGTAGATTGTTCCTGCCATGATTTATCCTTATGAACTAAATACTGTTGCCCACACTTGGGTAGGGTCTACTACACCACCTGAAGTTGTAGCATAAACATCAAAAGTTGTAGTAGTTGGTGCGGCAGATGAATAGCATCCACGACCAGCACCACCAACAATGCACCCAAAAGTAATCGCATAATTTGCATTTGGCATAGCGGTTGTTAAATTTACAGTATATGTTCCTGTGCTTGCTCTTGTTACAGAACTAACATTAAAAGAGCCATTTACTGTTCCTGTTGCACCAGCAAAGTTTACCCATGCTTTAGCAATACCGCT